TAGCTGCAGCCTTAACTAATTGATGTCCGAATAGGCCTTCAATTGATATCGCTTTAACCTTACCAGTCTTAACGTAATCTTGCCAAAGTTTTTCGTTGTTCACTTTTAGCGTTACAAACCAAGTTCCAGCAGGGAATATTCTAGTAAAATAATTAGCTGATTTATCTTTTGTAGATGATTTACTCACCCAACTTTCTACTACTGTCACATCACCATCTATATTCTTATTATGTTCAACAGTTGCTTTATTCTGATAACCCTTCATAAGATATTGTTGGGCTAACTTCTCAATAGTTTCAGCAGTCACAAATACTTCGTACTCATGTCCAGTTCTTTCATCCACGCGATATATGCGTTTGTCTGGTATAAGAACAGGTGCCACAATAGTCCTCTTATCGTTGTCAACAGTAGCAAATTTAACTTGCTCTTTATGTTCAGTAAAGTAAACCCAATCTGCTTCAATAGCAGGGTTCTCTACCAACGATAGAGCATATACTTCATCTGTTTCACTATCCTCTATAATAAGTTCGTATAATTCCATGTCCTTTAACAATTTTACTTTGATTTATCGTTATATATTTTTATATATTTATATATTATCCACCGAATGTTGCTGCGTTAGAAGTTCTTCTATCTAAAGCAGTCTGAGAAGATATTTCAGTGCTCACAACATAAGCTTTTATTGGCTTACCGGTTACAGATGCTAATGTAGATGCTATTTGTGAACCTGGTGTTGCTGCAGCTGTACCTTGAATTTGTGGTGCACCTGCTGATTGTACAGTTGGAGCCGGTATTGATATACCACCACCAGCACCAGCCGATGATGCACTTCCTCCTCCACCTCCAGGTATTCCTGCTTGATTAATTGCAGATATACCTTTAACTGCACCAGCCACAATACCAGCTGCAGATAATGCACCTGTTATTTTAATTTGTGCTAATGTTCTAGCTAAGTTTGCAGTAGCTGGTATTGCTGTAATTGGATTTGCTATAAATGGTGCCGCTGCAGCTGTTGCTGAACTTATACCTCTAAATGTATCAATTAACACTTTACCTAATGCTGCTCCTTGCTCTAATACTATACCAGCAATTGCAAGTGCTTTGTTCTTACCAGCAATTTGTGTAAGTAATGAACCAAATCCTTGTACTAAATCTAATTGTGATTTTTGTATATCTGCTTTAGATTGTAATTCAGCTTCGTCAATCTTCTGTCTTTCTGCTGCAGCCTGTCTACTAATAGCAGTTCTCTGATTTTCAGTTAATTCTTTATCGCTAAGTAAAACTGCTTCTTGTTGAGATATTAAATCTTTTCTTTGTTGAGCTGATAAGAAATCAAATTCTAATTGAGTTTGTAAACCCAATAGGTCATCTTCTCTCGTTTTATCTACTTTAGCTTTATCTTCTTCTTCTTTCTTCTTAGCATCTTCATCATCCTTCTTCTTCTTTTCTTCTATCTTTTTAGCTTCTTCATCATCGTATTTCTTATTGATTGCAGCTACTTCTAATCTACCTTGCTCTAATACTGAAGTTTTATCTTTAATACCAGCTTTCTCTAATGCTAATAATCTTTCGTTTTGTGCTTCTCCAGCTTTGTATATCTCTTGGTCTCTTTGTTCTAATGTAGCAACGTATGCTTCAGTTAGTACTTTATTTGCTGCTTCTAAATTCTTTGCTTCTTCTTCTAAACGTTTCTTTTCTGCAGCTGCAGCTTCTTCTTGCTTTTTCTTCTTAGCTTCTGCAGCTTTATTATTAGCTTCAGTTCTCTTTTTATTCTCCTCGTCAGTTTTCTTAGTTAATTCTTCCTGACGTTTCTTTTCGTTTTCGTTTGTTTTTTGCTGTACCTCATCTACTGATAGGGTTGCTTCTTTTATCTTACCTTCAGATATACCTAAGAACTTAGCAAACTTTGAAAATCCTTGAGCTACCTTCTCTAATATAAAAGCAAATCCATTAAATAAAGGTACTGCTACCTTTTCAACGGTTGCTAATATAGGACCTAAAATACCTGAGAATGCTTGTGATAAACGATTAAGAGTTTGTTGTCCTTCAGCAGTAGAACCTAATGCTTTCTTCATTAACATTAATGCTCCAGCTACTCCTGCAATAATTGCAATGATTGGATTTGCTATAAGAACTTTAAATGCCCCATCTAATGCTTTCATTGCATTACCAGCTGCTCCAGCAGGTCCAGGCAAAGATGCCAATTGGTCATCAAATTGTTTAGCTTGGAATTGAACTTTTTCTAATCCTTCTTCTAACTCATCTAAATCAGCACGTAATTTATTAAACTTTACTTTATCTCCAGCAGCTGCAGCTTCTTGTAAATCCTTTTGTGTTTGACGTATTTGTAATTGAAGCTTGACAAAGGAGCCAGCGGTTTCTTCGGCCTTATCACCTAAGTCTTCTATTTCACCAGCACCCTTTACTTGGGTATCAATTACGGCTGTGTACGTTGTAGTATTATCTGCCATTAGCGTTTACTTTTCCAGATTCTTTTTAATAACTGTTTGGCTTCATTTATGGTTTGCGGATATTTGTATTTACCTTTGGCAATATCAATATCACTAGAAACTCCATAAAACTCATCTAAGTTCAATAAATCAATTACAGTCTTTATCATGCTTATATAACACTTTTAGTCGGATTTGTTAGTGAGGGGTACTCTATGGATATGGTACATAGGTAATTCATGTGAGTACCAACTCCCCTCAATCATAAAATTATAATCAGTAAACGATTTATGGTAGTTATGTGCTGATATGTTTTCAGGAATCGTTTCTATGGTATCATAGAACCCTTTTAATAGGTGTTTTGGCATAAAGTAGAAGTTGTCATCCACTAGGTTAAAATCATCTCCGCATTTTGCTCCACAAAGGAAATTCAATTTATCAGTTTTTATATCTAAACTACTAAAATGTTGTTTAAAATGTAAATCAAATCTGCTTAGTATTACATAATCGTAATCATCAGGAGAATCTAACATCAATTTAACTGTATTCTTAAAAATCTTATTTCGTTTAACAACTGGGTCTGATTCCATGCTATTATCAATTTCACTAAATCTTACATTAGTAAATTTATAATCATTCATTAACTCATTTTCAATTGATGAATGATATGTACAACCAAAATATTTTACATCATGATTACAATATATGTGGCTGAATTGGTTATGATATGTTTCTCTATAATCAACACCATGCTTCCAACCCATCCAATGATTAAGATTACCTAAATAATGTATTCCAAATAAACCTACTCCTATTTTCATTATATTAAAATTTTATTTCCTTTAGAATATGCATACAGGTTAAATCCAGTATGATAGTTTTTTTCATTTATAAATCCGTTATATCTTATAAACTCTTTTGTTTCTTCAGATACATCAACATGGTCGTGAAATAATAAGATACAATCATCTGCTAAATAAGGTAACACTGCTTTAACATCAGCATCAATTTGAGCTTGTGTATGTCCACCATCTATAAAAGCAAAATCTAATTTAGTAGTACCAAAGGTTCTATCTATTATAGTACCAGTATCATCAGGAGACCATCCTATTTCCAACGCAACGTTATCAGTTATACCTAACACTTCAATTAAAGCTTTTGCCATCTTATATCCATCCGCATGAACATTTTTAACTAACTTAGTATTAATATCATATCCGCCTGAATAATTGAAATTTTCTTCAACATAAGCATCCATAGTAACCAACTTACCACCTGTTATCTTTAGTGCTTGTCCCATTACTGATGCCGATATACCAAATGCAGTTGCTATCTCAAATCCACTCTTTAATCCATTTTGTAAAATTAAATCATAAACTATTTTAGCCTCATGCTCTCTCATAGACCAAGGGTGATAATGGTTGGATAATTTTAATGAGTCATCTATTGAGTTTTCTAAATGAAATCCTAAATTAAATTGTTTAGATAATTCAATTAATTTTGAGTAACTTGCTAATTCAGTATTTGTTTTTATACAACTGAAATAAATCCAATGAGGGTGGCAATCACCAGGACCAACAGGACCTATTGTATATTTAAAATCTTTATATCCAATTTTCAATAAATCTTTTTCTAATTGTTCAGTAGTTTCTATACAAACATCACATGCTCTATTTGAACTTTCTGCATCATAATAGTTTTCGTAATAACCAACCGTAGATGGTGATGGTGAACCAAATCCCATTTGTGCTGTAAATACTCCACCATCTTTTAAAACACGATGTATATCTTTCATAATTGAATATCTAATATCATATACACATATATGTTGTAGTGCAATTGTACTCATTACAAAATCATATGTTTCTGATGGCACTACACTAATATCAACACCACTTGATGTATATAATACACTTTTTATTCCGTTATTTGATGTATATGTTTGAGCTTTTTCAATATTAATAGGAGATATATCCACACCATCTAATCTTTTAAATCTACCATTATATTTTACAATGTTTCTACCAGGTCCGCAAGCAAAATCTAATCCAACTAATTCAGATTGATTTTGCAATCTTTTGAATAGGTTTTCATAATCATCCCAATCGTTTTGCAAATGAAATGAACCAACAACAGGGTCTCTGTTTTGTTCTGACCATTGTGATGCTAACTCATTATATAAATTAAGTTGCATTTGTGTATATTTGTTTTCTGAATATGGCTTGCGATTAGATACTAATATAGATTTTAATGCAGTTTCCTTAACTTCATTCCAATAATATGATGATGCTCTATTAGAATCTATTTCCAATATTTCATCATAAGGTAATTTATTAATATACGCACCTTTAAAAAATAATCCCGTATCAGATGAGGTAACACCCGCATTATGTAAAATCCAGTGCTTCTCAACTCTATCAATCGGGTCAGTACTCCAACCAAAAGAAATTCGTTCATCAACTTTAGTTTCGTGTCCTGCTAACCAAGCGTTCCATAACAAACTCCACATACCTGCTGTCCACTTTTGTATTGGGTAATCACCTTCATATTTTTTAACATAATCAGGTTCTACTTCACAAAAGTAATCATACATTCGTATTGCATCTTTCTCTACCTTATCCCAAAACTCCCAGCCTTCTCCATTAACAATGTATTGTGCTCCACCTGAATGTGAGTTCATTAATTTAGGTATCCTTTTATCTATACCAACAATTTCACACATCTTTTCATAGATGTAGTTTTCCTTTTGTTGTATATAATCGTAGTTGATATATGAGTTAGTATCACTTATACTCCACACATTATTTTTACGAACCCAATCTAACTCAGGTTTACGTGTAAAAATGATATCACTATCGTGTAGGAAAAGAACCTCATTACGGAGCTCTGGATGAGCTTTGAGGTGATTACTCATTAAGTTGAAATAAATCGCTGGAATGTACTTAAAATCACTTCTAGTATCATTATAGAAGAAGAATCTAACGTTGTTGTAATGATTTTGAAGTTTCCTCCAATCTTCAGGTACATCATCGTTATTTATTGCACATAAGATATCAATTTGGTTAGGATTAACACCATGTTTAATAAAGTTATTAATTACTACTTCTACCTGCCAAGTATAATATGAGTTAGCAGGTTGTGCGCAAATAAATCGTATATTCTCCATAACATATTGTTTTATATACTTTTAACAAATTATAATCATTTTGTAATTAAAACTCATTTTGAAAACGATATGTGAAATCACCTGATGCAGTGTATGTATGTATCCATAAATACTGATTGTTATTATAATTAACCTGCGTTTTAGTTCCACCAAATGCTTGGTTATAATCAAAAGAACCATTTTGCCAATATTGAACTTTAGTTCCTGCAACAATTGGTACTCCATTTAATTGAGTCACAGTACCAGTTGGTATCCAAAGTGATTGCGTTGCATAACCAGGACTATAAACAACTACATTAAGATATTTGTAAAGGCTACCCGTTGTATTAAATCCTTGATTGTATATACCACCAGCTTTATTAGGATATGGATTTGGATTGAAAGTACCATTTGCAAAGAATGATGCAGTTGGATTATTACTAGAGCCGCTTGTTGGTGTTGGGAAACGACCAACCATACCAGCATAATCAGAGTTAGCACTAATTTCTGGCCCACCTCCACCAAAACAAGAAACAACTACAATACTTCCTGTTCCTTTGTTTGAGAATCCACTACATAATGTATTTAAAGGGTCTTCAATCATAGCAGATTGGGTTACATAAGGTAACAATCCAGCATCACATATAAATGAACCAGATATTGCGTTAAATAATATAGGTGGAATTGAAGCTGCAGGGTTATTACTTTGTGATGGACTAAATGCATATCTAGTTGAATCATTAACTACACTTAAAACACCTGATGATGTTGGACTGTAGAAACTTGCAGGGAATATAGATGCACTATATGGTATAAATGAATAATTGTAATTTCCTGTTTCTGGTATTGCAATTCTATAATTTATTGCAACTGCAGCAGGTGCAGCAGTTGTTGTTGTAGTTGTTGAAGTACTAGTTGATGTTGATGTTGATGTTGTACTTGTTGTACTTGTTGTTGAAGTAGTACTTGTAGTTGTTGTTGTTTCACCACATAAATTAATTGCAGTAACAAATCCACCAGAATCAACACTATAACAGTTAGTACCATCAGAGTATTTACCAGCTGGGGCTGCAGTTTGACCTGATTCATCTGAATACAATCTGCATCCAATTTCAGTAATAAAACAATCAGTATATACGTTTTGTACCATAATTAAAAAATTTCAGTGTATTTTGATGTAGGATATTCTAAATCAGTCAATCTCATTGCAACTGAACCAGTTGGTAATAATACAGATGCGGTTGCTCCTGCATATGGTAAATACACTTCATTCCATTTTACTGAACCTGTTGAAACAAATGTAGTACGTGGTGATACAAATAAATCTATACTACTTGTATAATAATTAACATAATCCAATGAGTATTCAACTAAAAATGTTGAACCTGTATGAGATGGTATCCCACTTATGCTATTTAATGTTATTTTTCTTTGTTTAAATATTCCTGTACTCATATATTATTTATTAAACTATTTTCCATCCAGCTGGTATATCATTATAATTAGATGCGCTAACACAATTACCAAATATTGCATCTCCGCCACCAGCTGATACTTCCCATGTACTTGTGTTTGGTGCATTCCAAATTGGTGGTATGCTACCTGTTAAATCATTAATAACACTAGACATTAAGAACATACGATATACTGGACTATCTATACTACTTGATACTGCATCAAAGAAGTTTGGAGGTATTGAATTTAAACTACGTGTATTTCTAAACATACCAATTCCTATTAATCTAATTGCAGATTGGCTGTCACTTCTCCATAATCTATTTGGCAATTTGTTAAGATTTGTACAAGCAAAAAATGTATTATTAAAACTTTGATTATTTGCAGCTCCATAGAAGAAATTTTCAGGTATCTCTATTAATCTAGTAGAACCAAGAAATGTAGCAGCTAATGATTGAATATTAATTGAGTACTCAAATAAATTAGCTGGGTACACTGCTATATTTGGTGAAGGGAATCCAGCAGAAGAAAATCCATTTGACATAACTGAAATTGAGAAAAGACCAGGTTCACCGGTAGGTACTTCAGTTAAATAAGATGAATTATATCCTAATCTGAATGTATCCATGTTTAATGAACCCCACTTTTTAATCTTTGTTAAAACTAAATTTACAGTTCTTTGAGCTCCAGTATTAGAGAGCCTACCCAATGTGTTTATATTTCCTGATAAAGTTATTTCGTAAGTACCAGGATTTGTGTAAGTGTGGGATGGTTCAAATGTTGAACCAGATACATAACTTACACTACCATCACCCCAACTTGCAGTGTACAATGTAGGATATGAAGTTGCATTATCAAATGCAGTAACAGCTGTCGGTAATGCTAATTGGTAATTTGAACCTGTTATATAAACTTCTAATACCATAGAACTATCATCAACTGAACTAAATAAGAATTGTGATGGAGGACAAGGTGGTGTACATTCACATACTGAATAACATGCTTCTAAACAATTAGATACATCGTAACCAAAACATTTAGCGAATAAGTTTTTAGGTAAGTTTAATGCATCAGGTAATATAGGACCTAATAACTGAAGTGAACATTCTCCATTTTTTAAATTATAATCATTAACTGCTCTTAAGTGATAATAGTTACCTCTAAATTGAACAACATCATTTAATTCTATTTTAAAATAATCAGCTAAAGGAATTATAGCTGATGCATTTAATAATTTAGTTCTAGGATTATATAAAAGGTTTACATACTCTGACCAATAACTTGAATATAAAGAATCAATAGGTACTTGACCATAAGCTGCTTCTTCATTATAAAATAATAGTGAGTTAGAATCAGTTGTTGGAAATGAGCCAGTAACTACATTATAGTTATCAAAATATGGAAATGCAGTTTGTTCAAAAGCAATTCCTCCAGTAGTAGTTGAGCCGCTCTCTATATAATAAGATTCACAATTTACCATCCCATTATAAAACAATAATCGTGGTTGCACCCTAGCAGGAGCGTACTCCGGACTATTGATATAAGTTGGTATGTATATTGGTATAATCGCCATTAATTTATTTTATATACATTTATGTTTAGAGATTACATTCAAAACAGGTATCAAATAAAGCTAATATAGGATTATTATTTGGTGTATAAGTTCTACTAACATTATCAAAACATTGATTTGTTCCTCCAGCTGTTGCAGAATATGCATATACAATACCAGGATTATCTCCTTCGTTTGTATCAGAATAGAATTCACCAACAATACTGCCACCACAAATTAAACCTGTATAATAATATGGACCTGCTGCAGTTGTAGTTGTAGTACTCGTACTCGTAGTAGTTGTAGGATTTTGACAAACTAATACCCACTCATACGCATCACTTATAGGAGATACAGGGTCCGCTGGTCCTGCTTCAACTAACATATACCTACCCGTTCCACTATTGAATGAGAATAAAATATTACCATCTGGGTCTACATTGTTACTTGCTCCCCAAGGACCTGCGTAAGTAGCGTATCCAACCCAACCAGAAGAAGTAACAAATCCAGCTGAATCATATAATGTAAATCTATTAGGTCTATCATAACCATAATAAAATAAAATATTACTTGATGAAACTGCATTACAAATAGATGCAGTTGGATATCCATAATAATTGGCTGGTGAATAAGTTCCATATTGATTTATACCACAATCAACACAAGCAGTTGTAGTAGTTGTTGTTGATGTAGAAGTACTCGTTGATGTTGTTGATGTAGAAGTACTCGTTGATGTTGTCGTTGTAGTTGGAGGACATGCTTGAGTTAAACAGTTACCTACTATACTAAGAGTTACATCTCCACTTACTACAAATATTTGTGCCAATCCTCCAATAACTTGAACACATTGATAAATGGTTGTAGCTCCCATAGAAACAAAATTAAATGTTACTCCATCACAATCATTATAGGTTATTTCACCACCACTTGCTCCAAAAATAACTTCATAACATCTACAAGGATTTACTACTGCTGTAGTCGTTGTTGTTGATGATGTAGTAGTACTTGTAGATGTAGTGCTTGTAGTTGTAGTAGATGTACGATTTATTATAGTATTTATTACATCATCTAATATAGGTCCTAATAATTGTATATTACACTCACCATTTTTTAGATTGTAATCATTTATAGCACGTAAGTGATAGTAATTACCTCTTAACTCAACTATATCATTTAATTCCATTTTGAAATAATCAGCTAATGGAATAATAGTAGATGCATTTAATAAACGTGTACGTGGGTTATATAGTAACTCAACATATTTTTCCCAATATTCTGAATATAAAGACTCAATAGGTGTTTCACCATATACAGCTTGCTCATTATAAAATAAAAGGGATTTAGAATCAGTTGTTGGAAATGAACCTGATACAACATTATAATTGTCAAAGTATGGAAATGCATTTTGTTCAAAAGCAGTTCCACCAAAAGCAGTTGACCCGCTTTCAATATACCATGTTTGACAATCTATCATTCCATTATAAAATAATAATCTTGGTAATACCCTAGACGGATTATAAGTTTGGTCTGAAATATAAGTTGGTATGTATATTGGTATTATTTGGCTCATAATCTATTTTAACAAAGTACTCCAGTACCATTTCCTATTTCACCTGTCGTTTCATCTAAATTAAATGCTTCACTTGTTAATGGATTTACCACATATTTGTAACCAGTAACTGCAGTATTACCATAAGGGTCTAAATAAATAAAGCTATTAGGTAAAATAGTACCTGTAAGTGTATATCCAGCAAATTCTAAATATTCATCACATATATTACCAAATCCCGTACCAGTTAAGAATTTAGTAAATTGACTTACTAATTTGTATGGTTCATTTGGATTTAAACCTTCAATAGAACCTGATAAGCCTGTTCCAGCTATTCTAATTAATGGAGTTGATGCTAATGTTGTTTTAACTTCAAATTTACCTTGTGAAAAGAAGTTTTGTGTATCCGTATAATATTGTTTACCAAACTCTCTATTAGCTGCTTTACTAAATTGTTGAGATATATAATCAGTATCTAGCGTATCACCAAAGTTTAATTCGTTTACTGCTAAGTTATTAGCTGGAATTACTTCTATCTTTTCATCTAAGTTTATGTATCTATTAAAATCTTTTATTTCTCCACTCTTATACCAATTGTTAAATGTTTCAACTATGAATTCATTTTTTCTTGTCTTAGATGGATATATTACTAAGTTAAACTTCTTTTGAATTCCTTTAAGGAAATCTATTTGTTTTATACCATTAGTACCAAACGGCATATTAGATGGAATATCCATTATCCTACCATCTGCAGCTTGTTTTACTTCTGTTATTTGTAAAAATGATTTAGTTGTTCCCTTTGGGTCTAGTGTTACAGTTGGTGCAGTATCTACTGATGAATTAGGTCTTTGCTTTATTTGAAAATAATAATTACCAGGAGGTATATCATCTAATAAAAATTCAGTTGCTAATTCATATGTTGTATCAATCCCACCATTCCTACTATTTTGCAATTGGTCAAAGAAAAATATATAAGATTGTATTGCACGAAGTGAATAAGGTGTAGAACTACCCGTTTCTATCATTCGTATTTGCCATGTTCCATTTGCAGATAAAGTACCTGGCATATTATTTACAGGACAATTTACATTTATGTTTATGTTTAATTTACCTGATAGATTAGTTCTTTCTTTAACTTCGTATGCACCTTTATTATAAAAGTTTTGAGGGTCTGATAATACGTTGTACCAAGGTAATGTAGTAAATGTATCAGCAACAAGCACTTTATCGGTCATCCCACTACCAGATATTGCACCTACTTTTATTTTACCATAAGTTTCTAAATCAATACCTGCAAATTCAGGATACTTTAATGAGTTATTACATACTAAATACACATCATTTAAAAATGGCTCATTCATAAACGAACCTGTGTATGTGTATCCAGCTGAATCAAATATGGCATCCCATACTGTTTTCATACGAATTGCCGGCTTAAAGTTTTGTACACATAATGCACCATTCTCATCATCCATACCAAATAATTCGTTTTGGCCTGATGTGAATTGATAACCACTGCCATAATCAGCTAAAGGATAAACTATATTACCATTGAATAAGTTACCACCCCAACTTGCTGAAATATTATTATAAGAAGCTGTGTGGTTGTATATGTTTAAGTTTGTTAAATCAGTTAAAAAAGCTTTATTAATTTGAATACCAAATGAAGATAATGCACCATATACTGATACTTCATATGAATCAATAAATTTGTTTGCGTACACATTAACCTTATTAAGTTGTAGATATCCCTGTGCTAAATACAAACCATCAAAATCCAAATAACATGGAACTTTAATATTTGTTGAAAATGTATCAGGATTAAGTACACTAATATCGTATACGTGTTCAAAGAAAGCATTATTCTTTTTACTTCCAGGTAATTGTATTTGACGTGTAAAGTCAGTTGGTAATACACCTAAATCAAATAGACCTGTTACATTATCTGATAATTTTATTTCTTCGTCTGCAAATAGGTCTAATATTTCTCCATTTGCCACTAATTTAAAAATAAAACCTTGCGTACTAGTTTGTCCCATTATATTATAAGTTTATAACTTTGTCCCCAATCAAAATCAAATTGGTATTGAATTAATTTATCATTTACTCCAGTTTTAAATACGATGTTATTTGTTGTAATTGTAATAGGTCTTACAATTTCAGTTGTAACAACGCCTGCTGCGAATCCATTATCAAATCCAGCATTGAATCCTTCACCAATTATACCTTGGTCATAAATCCAATATATTTCATCAGAAACCAATAATTGTTTTAATATATCATTATAATCTTCTGTAAGATAAGGTGAGTTTACACTTAAAGTTTGTTTTGAATCTGTAAGATAGTTTAAGTTTGAGCTATCATAGTTTTCATAACTCAATGATGTACCTTGCCATGAGCCTAGTTGTGGCTGATATGTACGTTTAGTAGATGAGAAACTTTGACGATTAACTAAATAAAAATTAAAGTAATCAAATTGTCCATATCTATTTTTCCATTTAATTCTAATGTTTGGATATTTTTGGATACAATCTTTTTCAAATCTTATAGAATCACCCAATGCAGTTGAACCAGAAAATGGTTGTACACTAAAGAAATCTTGCATTGGATTAAGGGGAAAATCATCACAAGCAGTTCCAATAGGAAAATAGTTTATTTGATTTGAAGATGATGCATTACCACTAATTGCGTAGTTTGCATTACCTAATGAACCTGAATAAACTAACTTTGTAATTATTGGATTACCTATATCACCACAATAAGCACTCATCCAACCTAATGTATTATCTAAGAAAGATTGTGTTACCGGTCCATCACTCATTATCGGCCAGAAAGCTGATTTAGATACGATTTGTTGGTTGATAGGTTCTTGAAATAGTGCGTATCCATCCAATGCTTTATATGTTCCACTAGGAACTTTAGAGGATGATACAATTACGTTTGAAGCGTTTCTATATTGCCAATAGAAATCAGCTTTATAATAGGTTACGTTGGAATTATTTGCAAATGATAAATCAGTAAGGGTTGAGTTAATTATTCTACTAAAATCAAACATCCCTACCAAACTGGTATTAGGATACTTTGTTAATGTGTAATCTCCAACCGAACCTGATTGATTAGGTGCACCATTCCAATAGTACAAATCTGCAAAGTATTGAAATGAGGAACTATAAACAACATTTGTATTTTCAAACACCGTAAAGACCATTGGGGATTGTGCCAATGATGCTGAAGCTGCGAATTGAGTTATGCTAAGTGACATAATGAAATCTTTATTCTTTATTATTTAACCAACGAAAACGGATTTGTATTTGATGCTACCTAGCTTTAGCTCTTTCAGCACTCAAACTACGGAAAGCTCTATCTAAACCTATCTTTATTACAGGTAAGAAATCCTTTTCCATATATCCATTAACATACGCATCTATTGTTTTCTTTAATAATGGGTCTTGTGATGCTTTCTCAGCGAATGGTCTTGGTCTACCAGCACCAACGCCTGTTCCATTACCCCACTCTACCCACTTACCATAAGTTGCTCCCGGAGGTGCAAATTGTAAAGATACATTAAATGTTTTTTGTGGTATTTTTAATTTAGTTGAACTTCTAGCCTCTTTTGAAGTAATCATTCGGCTAGGTGTATTGTAAGACCCAATCCTATTATAGAGGTTACCTGTTTTGTAAGCAGGTTTCCAATTCCCACTCACCATATAGAGTTGAGCTAGAGATGTGAATGTTTTGGCTACTTGTTCTAATTCTTTCATTACTCACCTAATAAATTATATAAACATCTTGGTCTATCGTTATGAGTAGTAAGGTCAAAGGTTGCTACCCAGCCACCCAATCCGTTGTCAAATTTATCCTTAAATGCTTCACAGCTTATCGTACCATCAATATCAAAATTGGAGGTGGCATATTGAGTGTATGATACCAAGTCATTGATTATAGATAGGGTATTAGCATGTATATCAACTGTGTCATCCGTACCATAATAAGGTATCGTTTGTTTGTTATACACTCCAGTTGATTCGTTGTTCTTTAATTTAATCTTATCAGCAATTGTAAGCTGACAAGTATATACAGTTTGAGAGCCATCAAATACTGCATTAGTAATTAGAATATTACCTAATGGGTATGCTGGAAATTCGTTATCATCTATTTCAAAGATATCACCTTGCGTTGCACTCTCAATAGCAGGATGATTACTCATTATTGTTTTGAAATAATCCAAAACATTATAGTACAACGAATAGTTAGTACCGGTATTATTTATTACATTTAATCCGCTCATATTATTATAATTGGATACCGCCGAAGTATTGATTAGTAAAATCAGGATATACCTGAGTTAAGTTACCAACACTTTCAAGGTATTGTGGTATTTGGTTAGAGTATGCTACTAAATAGTTTTGCAATCTAGTTGCATAGAAATCAGCAGAGTTCATACACTTTTGTAATAGGTAATCAATCTCATTCTTACCCGGTGAAACGGACTGTTCTGATTGATGCTTAACTGCACCTTCACTTTTGAATTGAACCGAACTAAATGGTACATACTCAACGCATGAGTACCAAATAAGAGTTGGTTTAATATGGTCATTGATTAGGTCTTGGTAAAACACCGATAGTGTATTAACTGTCCCAGCCTCAATATGTGCTTGTAGATAATAAAACAATACCGTACCCAATAGGTTTAGCATGTATTTATCTTGCGCTGTTCTCACAAATGGTAACAGTCTATCTGCATCAATTGCACCCTGTAAAGGTGAATTCTTAATAATATCGTTTCTGCTTACAAATAGTGCGTAGCTCATTTCTTATAATTTATATGTTTCAAAGTTCTTAGAGAAGTTTGGATTACTTGTTGAATAATCACTAAATGCTTCTTGCTCTATGTTAGTATCAACCGCTCCCTCATCATCAATAGTTGAAGGATTTTCCATTTGTCTATCAGTTTCTTCAGCTACTTCATCTACTGTTTGTCCTGTTTCTTCTGCTTGTTGTGATAAGATAGCCAATGGTGTTAATTGTTCAAAGTACAATTCAGTATCATCATATCCACCTTCAGATAACGCAGTAGTTAAGAAATTAATTACTAAGTTTTGGAATGGATTAATTGTCATTGTTTGTAAGATAGAGAATGCTGTTTTCATTTCCTCTGATTGAGAACTGAAACCATTAGCAACAGTACGAATACCAAATAGTAATGGAGAGGTTACTCTATGTCCAACTAAGATTCTATCCTGTGCGTATTCAGCAACGTATTTGTATTTGTCGTGTAGGTTATCTATGTTGATTGTTTCTAAGGTAGGTCTTCTTTCAGCATCATCGTTAAATGAAATCATAAATCTACCAGCGTTTCTAGTGCCTGTAAACTTCTGCTCAATCATTGATTCTATTACTTGTCTTTCTTCAGGAGCTGGAATACCATTGTTCATATTAACCATTACCAACGGCATAAACCCATTCTCAATATTGTTTAAGTGAAGATTACTTAATTCAGCTTCAACAAATGCAAATTGTAAACCGGGCATCCAATCAGGTAAACTATAATAGTATTTACCAGGTGTATAGTTTTTAATGTAAAGTAACTCCATCTTTTCATTAGATGTTCCAAAAGCAGGTATTTTCTTTTTAGCTCTTTGTGCTTTTTGGTCACTCCAATCAGTGCAATAGTAATAGTTTTCCACTTTAGGATTATCATATATCTTTTCAGCACGAATTGTTTGAATTGGAGTATGATAAAATTTAACTACTTTAGTATGAGTATCATCCCAATATACTTGGAATGCAGAGTTACCATATAGTTTCAAATCAAAGATAACTCTCTTAAGTTCTTCTTGTGGAATTAATTTATCTAATATATTCTGAAAAGCTTCACCTTTAGAATATAATCCTTTACCAAATATTAAATCTGCTATCCCTTCAATACAAGCCGCATTGGTTGTAGAAGTTGTATAGCTATCAGTTATGTTTTGGAAGTAATCATCAGGTGTGATAATACCAACAGGCACCCATTGGTAGCGTGTTTTAATATCCTCTACTACAATAGGGATTTCTTGCGATGTTAGGTTTACTACCGAGAAACTTTGTTTTTCTTTCATTGTTATTCCATTATAATGTATTCGTTATCAGTTAGGTTACTTTTGTATCTTTCTTCAACACCTAATTGATTTTCATAAGCTGTTTTATCTATTGATTGGGAAGCAAATACTGAAATAGAACCATCCCATATTGATGAGGTTGTATCAGTTATAAATGCTCTATATTGGTCACCAACTTGTGCACCTGAAATAGATGCAGTCCAATTAAGGATACTCTCATACGCTTGATATGTGTAAGGTCTGCCTGATGCACTTATTGATGAAGTTGTATTCACCAATGTCAGCATGTTCTGCAAATTGAGTTTAAGCTGTGATGAGCCAGTTGGAGCTATTCTAAATGAGTAGTTATTGCTTCCAGAAATGTAATAAGCTAGCATTAGGTTGTACTTAAATTGTTTTTATCTACACATTTAACAATGAAGTAATGAAAAATAGTGATTGCATAAAAAAAGGGAGAACTTAGTCTCCCTTTAATATCTTTAAGTGTAATACTGATTAGTTTGTACCGCTCACTATTGTTGGTGGGTTAGTCACAGCTCCAAATGGGTTACCAAATGTAGAGCCAGAGATAAACGCTGCTGGTAATTGTTCTTGTCCAGTAAAAGTTATTGAATAACCATAAAGGTCACCCATAGCTCCACCAGTCTGAATAGTACCACCTGTTACATCTGCACCTTCTCTTTGTCCTACTAATAGAGTATCTCCATTCATAGTGTGTACAAAGATTTGAGGTCTTCCGTAAGCCATCAACTTTAATTGAGTAGTCATCTCATTTGTCAATTTCTTAAGATTCAATGTTAATTCTTGTGAAAAGAATGTAGTACCATTTTCTCTAGAAGTGTTGACAGTTTCAGTATATGCACTTGTTCCTTTTAGGTCATAGTAGTAAGCTGTAAGACCTGCTGGTAATGATTCAATTAATGCATCACTATCACCATTGGTTGTGTTAGCAAGTGAACCGGTGTAGTTTACGAAATAAACTCCACTAATCCCACCTACTGATTCCTTACAAACTTCGTTACGACCGGCTGTTAAATTACAAGGCATGTTGATTAAGTTTTTAGTTTTTAATTTTTGTTCTGAAACT